GAACAGTACGACTTACAATATGATAACTTTACTGTCACCAATGAAAGTACTGTAAAGAAATTAGAAAAGCAGGTCATGGTAACCGATAGTGGAATTGAAATTTCAATTCCTATGGAAGTATATAATAAGCGAGCTAGTCTTGAGATTAAGACTGACGCAACAGGAAAATCGACAATTATTATTGGAAATATTGATAATGTTATTTTGAAATAAGAAATCCATATAATTGCAGTATAAAAAAGAAAGGAGATACAAGTGAGTAATCAAAAGAAGAGATTGGAAGAGTACAGAAAAGCCAGGAATGATGGTATAAAATTGGCCTGCAAAATCATTCTCGATTCCGAAGAGATGACTGAAGAAGAAAAGAATAAGGCATTGAAAGCTATCGGTAAAGAACAACGTTTCCGAAAAAATAATAACATGGATACAAATTTGACACTAAAAGAGCTGGAAGAAGCATCAGAACCGATGCGAATTCTTATAAATGAGGGCCAGATTTTAATAGCTTTATCTGTTTTGCATGATGAATTTGATTTTGGGAGAACTCGCTTAAATCGTTACATGGATAGATTTTGTAGCATACACGATTCGATACAGGGGGGATGGGCAGGTTATAGCGACTACAGAGATATGCTAGCCGAAAAAATGGGGAAATTACTTCCTACTGATTTACTAAGTACAGATCCGCACTGGGAGAAAGATGAAAAGAAATAAGGCGACAGGGGTGAAGATATGAATATTACAGTGAATTTAGACAATTTAAAAAGCGATGAAAGAGAAAAGCTGTTGGGATTAATCAACAAAGCTAGCAGTCCGATGAAAGAGGAATTTTCTTGTGTAAAACGACGTGAAGACAAACTTACTTGGGAAGAATTAGGGGAAATCATTGAAGCAGGAAAGGCAAAAGAATTCTTCGACGGCAAAGGGAGTATCTCTGTAGAAATTGAGGGTGTCGGAACCGCTATTTTTGACATCATCGGATACGATGCCGAAAAGCTTATGGACCCAGGAAAACATAGCATGACATTATGGATGCGTGACTTACTCTTCGAGGAAATGCCGTTTAGCGCAGAAGGTAATAACAAATGGGAAGACTCTGATATTCGTAAATATCTTCAAAGTGATAGTTTTATCAAACGCTTTGAACCAGGATTCAGAAAACTTCTTTCTCCAGTTTACAAAGATAATGGGAAATTCCCAGAAACTTATGACGTATTTTTTCTCTTATCAAAAGAAGAATTAGAAGGTGGCTATGAGTACATCAATACAGAAGCAGACAGAGTAAAGGTTGATGAAAATGGAGAAACCGATGTCCACTGGACACGCAGCGCGTACCGTGGCAACGCTAATAGCGCGTGGTTCGTGAGCACTAGCGGCTTCGTCAGCAACTACAACGCGAATTGGGCGTTTCGTTTCTCCCCGGCTTGTGTAATCGCAAGATAATCTAACAATCGCGCCCCACCGCGTAGGGCGCAGAAAGGTTAAAATATGAAGTTTATTGATTTTTTTGCTGGAATCGGAGGATTTCGCAGAGGAATGGAATTAGCGGGGCATGAATGTGTCGGGTTTTGCGAATTCGATAAATTTGCAACCGCAAGCTATACATCAATGCACCTACTTACGCCGGAGCAAAGAGAACGTTTAAATGAAATGCCTTTAAAACAACGGAGAAAAGAAATATTGAAGGAGGAATACAGAAATGGAGAATGGTACGCAAATGACATTAGAAGAGTATATGCCGGAGACATTCCAAAAGCAGATTGCTGGTGTTTTGGATTCCCATGTCAAGATATCTCCGTTGCAGGAAAACAGCTTGGATTTCAAGGGAACCGTTCAAGCTTGTTTTTCAGAGTTATGTACCTTATCGGACAGCTCGAAGAAGAAAATAGACCCACTTACCTTTTCATTGAGAACGTTAAAAATCTGCTTAGTGTTAATGGAGGATGGGATTTCGCCAGACTGCTCATTGAAATGGAGCAGGGGGGGTATGATGCAGAATGGCAGGTGCTCAACTCCAAAGATTTCGGAGTGCCACAAAATCGGGAAAGGTGTTTTATTATCGGACATCTTAGAGGAAGAAGTACCTCAAAAATATTTCCTATCGAAGGAACAGACGGAAAAAATAGTGTTTCGTTAAATCTTTTTGGCTGTCTTAATGGTAGAAATTCACAGCGAGATAGAGTTTATAGTGGCGATGGATTAGCACCAACAATCAGTACGAAGCCGGGAGGAAACACAGAACCCAAAGTATCCATATTATTTGATACAAGTTATATTGGTCAAGATGGAAAAGCACGCATATATGAAAATATTTGTCCGACACTAACAAGTAGAGATTATAAAGAGCCTAGAAGTGTCGGAGTAGTATGCAATGTGAATCCGTCAGAAAAACGTCAGAACGGAAGAAGGTTCAAAGAAGATGGTGAGCCGATGTTTACATTTACTGGACAGGATAGGCACGGAATCGCGATTGAAGTCAAAGAAGCAACAAAACAAGGTTATGCAGAATGCAGAGTGGGAATTGACAGCGTGAACTTCTCAATGCCAAACAGCAAGACAAGAAGAGGAAGAGTCGGACAAGAAATCGCCAACACGCTCGACACGAGTTGCAATCAGGGAATCTTCGTTCGGGTATCGGAAGAACTGGTTGTATATGCGGTCTGGTATGAAAAATATCAATGCTACATAGCTATTAGAAAGCTGACACCGAAAGAATGCTTTAGGCTGCAAGGTTGGACGGATGACTATTTTGAAAAAGCAGAGTTTGTTAATTCTGATAGTCAATTATATAAACAAGCAGGAAACGGCGTAACTGTAAATGTAATAAAAGCCATTGCAGAAAATTTAGAAAACAAGGAGAAGAATTAATGATACAACAGAGAATAAACACCGTAGAGGGATTAGTTAAAAGTATTAGCATTGCTGTAAACAATCTGGTAGCAGAAGATGACACGATGAAACCTGTGAGTGAACGTACAGACAGCCTGAATTCCATCCAGAACATGATTACAGTTGCGCGATTAGAACTTCTGAAAGCAAAGAAGGAACTGGAAGAAATTTATTATTAAGGAGGAAAGATTTGCTTGTCAGATTTATATTTAGAATTAGAAGCCCGGCTTATTGAAAATCAAATTTCTCCACAGGAATTTAAAAAAGAATTTGATAGAAGGCACGAAGAACAAAAGAGAAAGGAGGGAAAACATGGAGCTTAGATGCTGCGGAACAGGCTCTACCGGCAATGCATATGCCATTGTGGATGATGAGGATATTTTGTTGATAGAATGCGGAGTTCCTTGGAAGAAGATTCTCAAAATGATTGATTATCGCTTATCAGATGTAAGGTGGTGTTTAATGTCTCATAGGCATATAGATCACTCTTTATGCTACAAAAAACTCATGGAATCTGGCGTACCGATTTACACAAATGATGAAACTGTGGAATATTTTGAAGTTACTTCTGGTGAACTAATGACTGGGCTTCCAGAAAAAAGAACGATAAATCTTGAAAACAAGTTTGAAATTACGCCGTTTTATGTGCCACACGATGATGTTCCAAACTACGCATTCATAATTGAACTATCTAACGGAAGCCGATTGTTGTATGCGACTGATTTTTTACTGCTGCCATACAGATTCAAAAAGATGAGGTTAAATCATCTTTTGATAGAATGCAATCACAATGATGAATTGGTAGATAAAAACGAGGTAAAGTTTGAACATAGCCTTAGAGGGCATAGCAGCTTATCTGTTGTAAAAGAAATTATAAGGACGAACAAAACATCGGATTTACAAAATATTGCATTGTGTCATCTTTCCGAGGATTGGAGCAATCCTGATGTTATGCTTCAAGAAATTAAAAAAGTTGCTGGTAGCCTTGTCAATGTGGAAATCATTAATTCGGGGAGCGTAATTTCACTTGATACAATACCGTTTTAAGGAGGGAGGACAGATGCTGGGTATAATAAAAATTTTTAATTTTTCGGTAGGAATTTTATGTACATTATGTTATGTCAAAGAAAGAGAAGAAGGAAGACCAGGGACTGCCGTGTCTGTATTTGCAGTAATTAATTTTTTGGCCTCCATCTTTTTAAATTGAAAGGCAGGTGTAAAAATGAAAACTTTAGGACAAGAACGGAATAAAACAGAAGGCAAAAAGTACAGTTATAATGAATTGGCACTAGCTTTTTATAAGAAGGAGATATCATTAGAAGAGTATATAGAAAGGTATAATAGGTTAATTGTAGAAGAAGCGGAAAAACACGCAGAACCGTTTGAACCGCATGAGCATATATAAGCGAAATTTTACAAAATAACATGAAAAATAAGAGATACTTGACAAAAACCATTACGCACAAGAAATAATAACCAGTTTATTTGTAAGAAGAAGGTGGTAAGAATGAAATATAAAGTATATGGGAACTATGTGTTCTCAAAATTTCTTTGTAAGGTCGAAGCGTCCTCGCAAAAAGAAGCTATAGAAAAAGCATTAGATAATGCGCCGCAAAATGCTTGGCTGTGTGTTCACTGCGCAAGTGAATTTGAAGATGCAGGAGAACTCGTTGAGGACTCTCTTATTGCGGAAGAAATTATTAAGGGGGAATAGGGTAAGAAAGACCAGATAAAAATTTTAAAGAAATTATCACAAAATTCGGGTACCCAGTAATCAACAAAGAGGTATTAAATATAGTCTGCGAAGCCAGAAGGGGTATGCTTACGGGAAAATATACATACAGAATACAAAAACTGGAAGGGACACTATTAGATAAACAGGGAAATTCAAGTAGATACAACTGCCCTCAATGGAAATTTCTGTTGGGGGCACCGTTTAGAATTAGCGATAAATGCTGTCAAGAAATGAAGAAGAAGCCTTTTAAAAAATTAAAAAAGGCAGGAATTATAGGAACAATGACAGAAGAGAGTCGTTTAAGAAAAGAAAATTGGATAAGATTTGGGTGCAATGCATTTGAGGCAAAACACCCACTATCTAGTCCACTTTCGTTCTGGACTAATCAAGACATCCTTACTTACTTACAATCTTCCGATTTCGGACGTGTACGGTGATATTGTGATAGACGACAATGCGGAGATTGATGGGCAATTAAACATCTGCGAAATATTAAGAGATTACAGAGGCTGCAAATTAAAAACAACGGGGTGCAATCGCACAGGCTGTATGTTTTGCCTTTACGGAGCACACTTGGAAAAAGGAGTAGGGAGGTTAGAGAGGATGAAGATAACACATCCAGAACAATACGATTTTGTAATGCGCGGAGGAAAATTTGACAGCGAAGGTATGTGGGTACCGGCAAATGGAGGCCTTGGTTTCAAATTTGTTATTGATTGGTTGAACGAGAATGGTAATTTAAATATTAGATATTAGGAGGAGTCATGAAAAATCTAAACATCGAAGATATAAATTTAGAATTAATCCCTCCTTGTGTTCTGCAGGATGTAGATAAGCGAATATCTGACTGGAGGTCAATGGGAGGCAAAGATTCAGACCCATATATACAGCAACAGTTAAGATATTTAAAACGAGTCGAGTTGATGGCAAACAACGCCGCGGATACGCTCACATATTTTTAAAAAGGAGAAAAAGCATATGAATAAAGTAATTTTAATGGGACGATTAACAGCAGATCCAGAGATAAGAGAAAGCACGAAAGGAACTAAAGTGGCCACGCACACTTTAGCAGTAGACAGTTACTATAAGGCAGGGGAGAAAAACACAGCGTTTATTCCTTGCGTTGCTTTCGGAAAAAATGCTAGTTTTGTCGAAACTCATTTGAGAAAAGGAATTAAAATTATCGTGGAAGGAAAATGGCAGACAGGAAGTTATACCAACAAAAATGGAGAAAAGGTATATACAAATAATTGTTTTGTGGAAAAATATGAATTTGTAGAAAGTAAGTCTAGTACATCTGTAGAAAATAATTGCCAGTCGAACGAGTATCAGCCTCGGCCTACAGGTCCGGCTGCTCCAGATGGGTTTATGACAATCCCAGAAGGCATTGAAGAAGAATTACCATTCCAGTAGGAGGTGATCGTATGGACAAACAACCGTCTGAAATTATTAAGGATTTCTTAGAATTGCTTGATGAGAGCCATGAGTTATATCTAAATTCAAAATCGCAAGTTGATGGATTTAACAAGAAAACTTATGAGTGGACACACGACTTGGAAGATTGTAAAAATAAATCAGAACGCAATAAGCTTGCAACAGCCTGGCAGAAAGAACTGAAAGAGCGAAGAAAACAGAAAGACATTATGAAATTATATGAAGGAATTCATAATTTTGCTTCAGATAATAACAATAAGGCTTTTATAAAAAGAATCAGACATTTGCTGCAAGAACAAAATAAAACAGAAGAACATCTGGCAGTTATTCCGGAAGAAAGGGAATACAAAGGAGCAGGAAGGAGGTGAAGTCTTAAAATGTCGAAGTGTAATTATTGCAAAAGTAAACTAAAAAAGCTGAGATACTTGGCTGATTTTGATTACGGTATTAATTCCTATAGTGTAGAGCTTCAACACGAAGTAGAGGGTGTTCTTTTGTACTGCCCTAAGTGTGGAAATGTTCAAGTTAAAAAAATAAGGAGGAGGGGGGACTAAGTCTATGAAATATAAGATAATTAATATTTCTCATACGGAAAATAGCGGGAAAAGAGGCGAAACTAGAAAAGACGGAAGATACCCTTTGAGAATTGGAAGAATTGTTGATTTAGATGTCCAGCAAATTCGAGTGGGTAAGCCGATGAATTTAAACTATTTACTTGATGCGGACGGTTCTGATTATAGCAAAAAGCATCTAATAACTAGCTCTGTTACTAATTTAAATAAATTGGAGAGAAAATTAATCATAGAAACCGCAAACAGTATTTTTGAATTTGAAAAAATTGAAGATTAAGGAGGGAAACATCATGAGTAATGGCTTAATAGCAAAAAGTAAATACCCAGAAAAAGAATTAACTCCGCAGCAATATTTTGATAAGGTAAAGAAAAAGAAACATCATATTGATGACGAAGGTTTATTGAAAGTATACGAAAACTGCCTCGAACTGCTGAATAAATATAAAATAACCGGGCAGATTAACGGGATGAGAAAACTACTATTTCATTTAGAATGCATCGAAAAAGAACGAGAAATTGTAAAAATGGGTATCAATACATTCATTTATCTTGATGATATCGAAGAGTATATTGATAACGTAGCAAAAGATACAGTTAAGATTATAGAAATGGAAAATTATGAAAGAGAAATTCCCGATGAGATTGTTGAGGTAATTAAAGCGACAAAAGATAAGTTCGACCAGTTATATATTGTTTTTACGGATTACACCGGAAGAATAGAAAGACAAGTAAACAGGGAACGTAGGGAAAAGGATCCAATTCTTTTTGGGGCATTTCAGAAAGAATCCGATATGATGATAATTGATAGATTTTATTATTTGGGCGACTGGCAAGATGAGTATTGTGATTTGACCCTAGATAAAATGGTAAATGAGACAAAAAACTTAAAAAAGAGAAATATTGTCAAAACGATATCTACCCCAGAAGATATTAAAGAATTGAAGAAACAGCTTGATAGATTAGAAGAAAAAAATGTAACATATATTCAAGTCAGTAATAAGAAAAAAACATTCTTTTCCAATATAAAAACAGTGCCGTTGGGTAAAAAGAGATGAAATCAAGTGTTGATTTGACGCAAAACAGGGCATTCGAAACTCATTCTTCAGAACTACAAATTCGTATTTCTCAACTTCAAAAACTAAACTTTTTCGAAAGATTTAAAAGTGATAAAAGAGATCTAAGAAGTCGAGATTCGGTATTTTTACTTGGAAACAAGAAGCAAAGAGCCACAATTAAAATGTATAATAAATTAATGAGTGGCAATTATTGTGATCGTTGTGGGGACAAGATTATGCCTTGGGAAAATAAAAAAGGACTGTGCCGCAGGTGCGAAGATTCGTATTTGCCAAGAGAACGATGCCCGTGGAGAAAGGCAACGTAATAAAACTAAGAAAGGAAAGTAAAATAATGAATGCAAAAAGATGTGACAGATGCGGGAAATATTATACGCTAGAAGTTCCAATTCAGAACAGGAAATATTCTATTACAAAAAATTTGAGAAGTTTAGGTGCTGGCGCCCTTGATTTATGCAAAGATTGTCAAGAAAAACTCAATATTTTTGTGGAGGAAGCAAGAAAATGATTACAATTTTGGAAGATACAAGGCAACAAGAATCTAAACATAAAGTCAAACATCAATGGTTTATTCGGAACGGAATTCATTGGAATCGAAGCTGTTTGACATGTGGAGATTACCAACTTCCAGGCAAAGGAGACGTAGCTGTTGATACAAAATTTTCTATTCAGGAATTAATTGGAGATGTGCAAGTAAAAAAGAAAGCCAAGAACAAAATTCTTGAAGAAATTAGCAATTTAGGTCTTAAAAAATCTGAACATAAGGAGGCGCTTTATCATTTGATTTGCGATGATGATTCTGAACGATTTCCAGAAAGAGAAATCACAGATTATTGTTTCAAAAACGGCATAAATGAAGGGGTTCAGAGTAAATTGCAACAACTATATGTACAGCGACAAGGGTTCTTTCATAGAGGACTTTTAAGGGCCAAAAACTATGGCGTTGACTTATATATTCTGGTGGATAACAAGGATGGCATTACATGCGTAGATGACTTGTTTAAATGGGTAAATCCTAGAAGCAAAATCTTTATAAATACTAATCAACAAATTGGAGTTTATAAAAATGGAAGGCCGAAATATAGAAAGACACAGAAATACCCAAATTGCATGAAGGGACGGCATTTGGCAAAAGCTTGTAAGACAATGGAACTAAAATATGGCTGCCATTTTCTTTTCTGTAAACCCGAAGAATCGGGACAAATAATTGTTGAAATATTAACAAATAAAAACAATTAAAATCCAAACTTATTTTTAGATTATAAATACACTTCTTAGATTATTCCGGCGAATCTGCCGGGCAATTCCTAAAGACAAAAAATAAATAGTGGAGGCGGCATTATGGCAGACGTAAAATGGATAAAAATAACGCTTGATATGTTTGACAATCGGAAAATTAAGTGTATTAGAAATTTACCAGAAGGTAACAATATCGTCCTTATATGGGTGATGCTTTTGACAATGGCAGGCAAATGTAATTCTGGTGGAATGATATTCCTTACTGAAAACATCCCGTATACAACAAAAACTTTAGCTGATGAATTGGGATTTGACGAGAGCGTGGTTCGACTGGCATTAAATGCATTAGAAAAATTTGATATGATTACCAGAAACGAGGATTTATTGTTAATTCCGGGCTGGGGAGAATATCAAAATGTTGAAGGAATGGAAAAAATTAGAGAACAGAATAGAATTAGAAAGCAAAAACAGAGAGAAAGAGAGAATGAATTACTAGAAAATTCCAAAAATAAAGATGTGTCACGTGACATGTCACGTGACGTCACGCAACAGAATAAGAATAAGAATAAAGAATTAGAAATAGAATATAATAATAGAATTTCTAAAGAAATTCTTTGTCCTTCTGCGGAGGACGAAATCATTCGAAAATGGAATGAATTAGAAAAATATGGGATAAAAACACTTCGAGGACTTAAGCCAGGAACACAAAGAAGAGAGCGATTAAAAGCAAGACTGCGGCAATATAGCCTGGAAGAAGTGCTAGAAGCCATTGATAAGATAAAAGAGAGTGATTACTTGCAAGGGAAATCCAATAATTGGCAGATAACTTTTGATTGGTTTATAAGGCCGAACAATTTCCCTAAGGTATTGGATGGCAATTACGATAACCGGAAACATAATGCTGGGGCAGCAAAGAAAACTGTATTTGACGATTGGAGGGATGCGTAGTGACAAGAGATGAGACAAAAGAAATCTTAATGACAATACAGGCTACTTATCCTAATTTTAAGCCGGAGGATAAAACTATCACGATAAATACCTGGTTTACACTTCTCAAAGATTATGACAGAAAGCAGATTGGCGTAGCACTGCGTGATTTTATTACCCATGATGCCTCGGGATTTGCTCCAAGTATTGGGCAATTAACAACCAGGGTAGAAGAAATTTTTGGAAAAGATAACGAAATGAACGAACTAGAAGCCTGGGAAGTAGTTTTAAAAGCAATTCAAAATTCTGGCAGTAATTCACAAGAAGAGTTCTACAAATTACCGACGTTAATCCAAAAGGCTGTTGTGAGCCCCAGACAGCTTCGAGAATGGGCTTTAGATGAACAGTGGGAGAAACACTCGCCTTTTTATCAAAATGGATTTATGAGGCAATACAGAACCGAGAAAGGCAAGTTCGAAAATAGGCATATTTTGGATTGCAAGAACCAGATTGAAAGTAAGAACCAGACACTGTTGGAAGATAAAAATAATGCGCAGAGAAGCTGGAGCGATAATGCTTCTCCGATGCCAGAAGACTTTATGGATAAATTAAAACAAAGATTCGCTTCAAATTTGATGTGAAGGGAGGAGCGAGGGGCCATTTAAGCCCCTCGTTGTTTTTATGGATGAAGTATTGAAATATGCTATAGAAAATGGCATAATTGATTTGTCACGCATACAAGAAGAAATTGAAATGACAAAAAGAGAAGAATTATTAAAAAAACATCCGTATAGTATCTGGAAAAGCAAAGATGGAAAATGGCATACTTATCTTCCGGATGAAGAAAAAAGAGTTCCTAGAAAGCGAAAGACAAAAAAAGAAATCGAAGACTTGATCGTAGAATACTGGAAGCAGCAAGAGGAAAATCCTAAACTTTCAGAAGTTTTTGAAAAATGGCTTGAAAATAAGCTGGAATTTGAGGAAATCAAAAAAGGAAGTGCTGACCGATATGAAACAGATTTTATTCGCTTTTTTGAAAAGTCTGGATTTGCAGACAGGAGAATAAAAACAATCACAGAAGATGATTTAGAAGCTTTTATAAAAAAACAGATAATAGAAAATAAGCTCACTCCAAAAACCTATTCCGGATTAAGGCTCATTGTTCGAGGGATTTTTAAATTCGCCAAAAAAAGAAAATGGGCCACAATTTCAATATCCACATTTTTCAACGACCTGGAGCTGTCAAAGAATTCGTTTACAAAAAAAGTAGTTGAAACGGACAAACAGGTGTTTAACGAAGATGAATTGCCAAGGCTTTGTGAATACTTAAAAGAGAGAGGCACCATAAGGGATTTAGGGGTGCTATTGCTTCTTGAAACAGGAATTCGTGTTGGAGAATTAGCAGCACTAAAACGTTCAGATTGGGACGGAGACGTTCTGAAAATTCGCCGTACCGAAACAAGATATAAGGACGAAAGAAAAAAGACAGTTATTGGTGTACAGGATTTCCCGAAGACGGATGCCGGTTTCAGAGATGTGATTCTCACAGAGAAAGGCATAGAAACGCTTAACAGGATTGTAGAATTAAACCCTCATACAGAGTACTTACTGCAAAGCGAAAGAGGAATGCGCACAAGAGGCAATACATTCAACAAGCGCCTGGAGGGGGCCTTGACTGATTTAGGAATGCCGTTGAGATCTACACACAAAGGCAGAAGGACTTACATTACCACTCTAATAGATGCCGGATGTGATGATGCTGTTGTAACGAAGCAGGCAGGGCATAAGTCGATTGATACAAGCCGCAAATATTATTATTATTCAAATAAAACAGCAGCGCATCAAAAAGAACAGGTTCAGAAGGCTATAAAGATATAATTGATACCCTGGGCATCAAAAGGTATCAACGGCATTTCTTAAAAAGCCAGTATTTAAGCAGATTTTGAGAGTTTTAAAAAGAGTTCGATTCTCTCATCCCCTGTACTTTAGGAGCTTGAAAATCTATAAAAGGTTTTCAAGCTCTTTTGTTTTGCTTGAAAAGGGTAAATTTATTCCAAAGAATATTTCCATTGGCATCAAGATATTCTTCATCGACAAGAGAAAATACCATTTATATTATTAAGAAAAAATAGTGACAGATTTTCCGTATATTCATATCATATAATGGTATATTTATAATTTGCAAACAGCCAAAATGAAATATATATTGAAGAAAAATCAGGAGGGTTACAATGACAGAGGAAGAAAAACTATGAACAGGCGGTATTGATAAAAAAATATTTTGGTTTGGTAGGGCGAGATGTGTGTTTGTGTCCCGGATTTATGTGTGACAACGGCCAAAATATTCATGTGGGAGATCAGAGAACATCTTGGAATAGGCAAACCGATTACGATTGGAAATGATGTATACAGAATCTTCAGGAACAGCCGCTGATTTCTATGAACCAGAAATATTCCAGTTATCATAATCTTATCCAGTGTTGCAGTGACTTTGGATTCATGCCTAATATTGTTCTTTGCACAATGGAAAATTCGTTAATTTATCGTTTTTGTCAAGAAAAGATTGGAATTGGCATTGACGCAGATGTTCATCCTGAAAAAGAATTGCTAGCAGGTCTTCGCAAGATAGAACTTTACGATGCTATTCCGTGGAAAATTAATTTGGTCTGCCGTAAAAATACAGTTAACGATAAAGTTATTTCCAGACTTCAAGAAATCTGCTGCAATCTGGATTAA